ACAAAATATTAGTTGAATAAATTGCACTAAATCAAACAGCCCTGCTCGCCCGGATAGTCACTTAACAGCTACGGCCGTAAAGAGTTTTTACCGCCTTTGATTGTATGGTGAAGTACAGAACTTAAGTACACCCTTTGGGTGTATTTAAATTCTGTACTTGCTGGTAAATGAAAATCATTTTAGGTTTTATTTTCATACGACCAAATATCCCCCAAATTTTAATCCCTATCACGGCGGCGGCGGTGGCGACATGCCTCAAATAGAATAAATAAGAAGCATGCTATCAAAATGCTTGGAAAATTGCCCCCTTCCTTATTTTCTTCGCGACGGGGCACGGGTGGATTGTATACCCTTTGAGAAGGCGGTGGTTGCCGAAACAATGTATTACCAAAGCCGACATGATCAAAACGGGATCTTTCGTCACCGAGACCAAATGGCCTTTGTACGGCAGGTGACAAACCACGAACCGGAGTTAGCACCAGTCTTGGTACTACAACAGAATCTTCTCCAATATAAGAAGCCCGACACAATGGGCAAGACGGGCTCAGCTGGTTCTGAAATATGCCGTCATAGCATTTTTCGCAAATCGCATGGGCACAGGGTGGGCAAACCGTTTTTTTTGGTTGCAAAGGATCCAAACAAACAGGGCATTCACTGACTTCTGGTACCGTCGGTTGGATAGTGCGGGAATTAATTTGAGACATTGTGTTGGTAGTAAGCATCCTTTTTTTAAAAATAAATAAAAACAGATTATGATTTCAATTTTTTTAAAAAATCGATTTTTAAAGCAAGATCCAAAATAGAATATTGTTGGTTGTGTCTTGTTTTACCAAGCTATTGAGTTTTCTCAGTATTTGATGATTCCTCGTCTTTTGCCGTTAACCGGTCTTGGGTTTGCTCTGTAGAGTCCGCCGTCTGCCAATACTGAATTAAGATAAGCTGGCAAATTACAACAAAGAAGAGCAAAAGACCCATTTGATGATTTTTTTTTACTTACATTAAGAGCAGTGTTGCTTTTCAATTTTTTTACACCTTTTCACATTTCAAACGCAGATTATAAATAAATTTAATATGCTGTTAACATTTGTTGATAATAAAAAATTCAACAATAGTTTATGCGAATGAACAAATTCGCTTCACATAAACACAAATGAGTCGTGGGTACTTGTGATAAATCGCGTCCAGAAATGTTCGGGTTTACGCATCCCGTCCGCGTCACGTCCATACTCTGCCAAATGTTTGATATTTGGCGAATAGTAACGCATGTTAAGCGAGTCGTAATAACAGATATTTGACACCCAGTTGGGTGCTTTGGTATCAGATTTGTAAAGATAAAAGACACCGTTATCGGAATAATAGTACCCTATGAAAAGCATTGTCTGTTTTGAATATACCTGGTAAAAATAATGTGGATTCAATTTTTAAACCTGTGCTCATACCCGGTCTAAAAACCCTTTTCAGAAACCTTATGTTCACAGAAAAAAAAAACTTATAATATAGATGGCAAAACCAATGAAAGATATGACACCGGCTGAACTAGAGGCAAAAGCTGGTTTTAACAGAGCTAAAATGGTTGCTCTTCGCGATAGAGAGCAAGCAGAAATGGAGCAATCAGTGGTAGGACTTATACCAAAATTCAAAAAGGCATCTATCCTTCTGGCATCGACGCACGGATCGTACAACTTGCGTGAAGAGCCTGTATTCTGGACAGTTCCCAATAACACATATATATTTGAAACCCAAAATATAGGAGATACCACATTAACAGCAATAGACGACCCGGTTTGGCGTCTTTGCCAAAGTGCCAGCAGAGCGTATTTTATTAATTATTTTATTGGAAACAACGATTTTTTTAAATTGCCCGGCAAAGGCGACGCACAAGAACAATATTCAAAAATATTTAAAAATTTCTTATTTTATAGACCAGGCGACAGTATTGCAATACGTGATCTTTCAATAGGTGGTGGAAATGAAAAAGAACCAGATGGTTCGGACAGAAATAGCTTTGTAAATATGGGGTTCTACAAGTTTAATATGGTGCCAAGAATGACACCATCTGAAGACCCGCCATTAGCTAATAAAGAGCGACGCGTTGGTTCTGAAATCCTTCACGCGATGCGAACAAAAATGGTTTATGATGAGGATTTTAAAATCACAAACAAGCAGTTTGTAGATTTAACAACTAAAGGAACTGCAATCGAATATGCTGGCAAATATAATAGCGAAAAGCCTCATCATAGACGCACACAATTACAAGCTCCAGAAATATACAGGTTTGACGTTGAGGGAGAAAAATACCGTATATTTATTTTTTCATCTTGTGCAGCCATAAATTGTAACAAACTGAAAGACGCAACAGGCACACTTATTGAAAAACCGTATGAGTCCGAGTTGTGTAATGCTCGTATTAGAAAAATAGAAAGTATACAAGCACTACAGAGTTTAAAAGTTATGGCTATGGGCATTAACTCAATGCCAGGCGGTTCAGGTGATTTAGGTTTTACTCATCGTAAACTTGTGGAAGCTAAAAATTTGCGAATGACCAAGGCACGTAAGCAAAAAGCGGAGGGACAGTTTGCATTAAATTCTGGCGAAGAGGAGTATGCCGAATTAAACTCGGATGTTGCGGACTGGTGGAAGTTGGGTGCCTTGGCGGCGGAAGAACCCAAGATACCATCCAAACAAAAGCCCTTCACAAGCGTAGAAGCTAGAAATGCCGCAGCGTCGGCAGGAAAAGGAGGAAGTAAAACTCAGCGAAAAAACAGGTTAAGAAGAAAAAAACAAACACGGAAATACCGATGAAGGATCACGTTATTTTAACTATCCGGGCGAGCAGGGTTGTTTGATTTAATACCATTTATTAAACTGATATTTTGTAGTTTTTACATAATATAAATTATAAAATACCTTAAATTTTTCAGATCAAAAAACCCTGCTCACCCTTGTAATTTAATAGTTGTTACATCAAATATCGTGTGATTCCTCCATATCCATGGCATAATTTAAAAAATAAATTAGGATTATCTTTGTAAATATGTGTTAAAACAACTTGGTCTGTCCAAATATTATTATTATCAAGTAGTTTGTCTAAATATATTTTATAAATAGTAACAAACTGATTAATAATGTTTTTATGAATTATATATGTTCCGCTAATAGTGTGATAATAATTGTTCTGTTTGACTAAACCCTCGTCATATGGTTTAGATGATGATGATGAATAAATGAACTTATCATGGGGTAAATTACTTAATTTATCTAAGTTCGGGAAAACCGTCTGTGGAGGGTACAAATTGCGATATATACTAATACCTGCATCTATCCATTTAAACCATATGCTGTTAAACGGGTTTAATAAATACGCTTTTTCAAGCATAAATATTTTTTCATTCCATACTAAATTAAGTTCTACTGAAGGGCAATGTTGCGGGTGCGTTCGAAATCTATCTTTATATTTATATGTGTAGAAGTCCTCAATTTCTAATTCAACGTAGTAAGTTGGATAAGAACTCCGGTATTGCTTGATAATTTCTATTCCCTCTTTATTTGAAAAAATAACATACGGGCAATTTATTGCTAAAGTGTTATTGAACCAATTATTGTACTTATCGCCATGTTTATTTTTAATTTTATAATAGCAAGATACACAAGTCGTTGACATTATTATATATATATTGAAGATTTTAAATCCCTTTTTAGCCTATGTTGTAAAGGAATCCGCTTAACGTGTAATCGTCTTTTCCTTTTACATTACGCATATCTAAACTGGTGGGTAAATTTTCTGTATTACGCATCTTTTCATTTAAAAAATCTTTTCGAATAAAAGTCAATTCAAAAACATGGAGTAAGTTTATTCCATCTACCGTTTGGGTTTTACAACCGTTGTTTTTATGAAAATGAACTGGTATGTGCGTTTTATTTACAAGGGTGAGCTGGGTTGTTTGATCTGAAAAATTTAAGGTATTTTATAATTTATATTATGTAAGAACTACAAAATATAAGTTGAATAAATGGTATTAAATCAAACAAATATGCTTGCCGGGATAATAATTTTATATTTTGTATATATTACACAATATAAATCTATAATTTAAAAAAAAAATAAAATTAAAAATAAAAACGAAAAATTGAAAGTATATTATATACCACTTATTTTTCAAAGTCCTGTAACTCACACGGTAGAGTAATGTGCTTATAGATAGATTTCTATGCGTGTGACACGCGGGAGTCGCTGGTTCAATTCTTGCTAGGACTATTTTTCAGTGTGTGATTATTACAAACAGCTTTAACTTATTGCTTAAAACAAGATTAATTCAAAAATATCCTCTTAAAGCGTCACTATTCCCTTCCGTCTCCAGTTTTGTGCCCTTGATAACGCCTGGTCATACACATCCAACTGCGGTTGGTGGGTCACTGGATCTTCGTAACCCTTTTCATACCGCACAGTCTTCAACGCAGTAGCAATCTGGTCATATAAGACACGCTCTGGTAGTTTTTTATTCGGCCCTGATGCAGGAAATTCGGGATAAGTCTGTTCCATAATTTCCGCTCGGGCCGAGCCTAATAAAAAGTCACCCGTCTGGTGTGGCGGGGATTTCCATTGGGCGTTTCTTTCGGCTCTGTATTTATCCTTAGGATTATTTTGATTCCATGTCCAAACGCGTTCAGCCTCTGTTTTAACAGGATCCCATGTTCTATTAATATTACGTCCGGTTAGCCAAGTCCCTGTGTGCGGTTTAAATGCAGGTGGTAATGGTTCCCATTTTTTTACTTTCATAGGTTCCGAAGAAACGCCATTATAAACGGCGGCAAAGTTTTCCGGTTTGTTTGCGTATTTTGCGGCAAGGGCAACTAAAGGCCCTTGAGCAGCACCCCAATTTTCTCCAGCATGGGCATTCAATGCACGCCGTCTAGCACGTTCACGCAACTCACGCTCCCTTCTGGCAATACGTTTCGCCGTTCCTTTGTGGGCGGCTAAACAAAGCCCTGGATCTGCAGATGAATGCCCATAGCACTCTTCTGAGACGGCTTCCGAAGCCCCTTCTTCAAGTTCCCTAACACGTTGGTTATACTCTCTTGGGGCGTTTTCTCTCAGGCTACTTGGCTGTGCAAAAAAGGCTTGGCGTTCTCTTTCTACCGCTTTTTCCTTTGCCGCAGTAAGTTGTTCTTCGGTAAGCGGTTTGCCCTTATTACCTGGCAGAGGTGATAACCTAAGTTCCCACGTGCTACCCCACGCTTTACCCTGAGCCAAAGCGGCGTCTCTGTTTCTTTTATTGTTATCCCAAACGGCTTGATATTTGTTATACGGTACAGGATAGCGACCATAGACATTTTTCACTCCAAATACCCCTGCCCGCCCAATCTTAGTTAGAAATTCATCGGGGGTTATTTTATTGAATAAATCTTCAGGAGTCATTCCAGCCCGTTCTGCAAAGTGTATTAAACAATCTAGCCAGTTTTTTTTAACACCCGTCGGAACATCGCCTAATGCGTCTACAAGCATTTTACAAACTCCATAAGACCACATATCTTTGCTATCAGAAAAACCACCCTTCATGGCACAATGTGTTCTATTTCTTCTAAAACCAATTTTTTTACGCGTGGGCATACTCTATCTTATAACAAATAAAATAAATCTTTGTAACCATCCAAATACCGACTTTCTAATATAGCTTTTTTATTTTTATAGAAATAACGTAAATTTTCAAATAGTCCAAATACTACAAGAGTGAGCAAGGTTGTTTAATCTGAAAATTTTAAGGTATTTTATAATTTATATTATGTAAAAACTACCGGTCTTAGCTGTGAAGTACCGAAGTTAAGTACACTCCTTTCAGAGGAGTGTACTTAACTTCGGCATTTAGTGATACAAAATATAAGTTGAATAAATGGTATTAAATCAAACAAGCCTGCACGCCCTGCTAGTTAAGTTTCTCTTTATCTTCACCGCCCACTGGGCTCAAACAAAGCTGATTCATCATACTATACGTGCCATGTACACGATATGAGTTTAGATAAGCTTCGTCTAAGCTATCCAATTCCTTTTTAGGGGTATTGCTAGTTAGGATCAAAATAATGTTTTTGTAAAATATCATATCGTCAAGGAACGTATTCCACGACGACTTATCTTTGACGGAAGTCGGAATCTCTTTATTATCGCAAAGTATGCCATTATGAATAGCATTAATGATTACGTCAATCTCTTCAAGAACAATAATGATCGGTCTATCATCGTCGTCAACAATACAATCCATCAGATTCATAAAATTATCCCCAGGATCGGTCGGATTAAATGTGCGACAGTAATAGCCTCTTAGTCTTTTAGCCAGAAGGAATCCTATAGTACTTTTGCCTGACATTGTTACGCCATGAATAAATGCCGTTGCTCGTCTTTTATCCTTAAATATCTCTAAGATCTTATCAACTATAGGGCCTTGCTCACCAATCGGGTTAATATGACTTAGATCTAACTTCATCGAGTTATAATAAAAGTTCTTATATGCACCCTTTCGCATATAGACCTCAATCTTACAAGATTCAGTGACACCAGACTCCGCTTTAACAAGCTGTTTAGTGTCACCGCTAGTATTATCCAAGTGAGTAACATTTTCAGTAGAAGCCATATTACCGAATGCGTTATTTACATATTTCTCTTCGACGAGTTTTTTATAAACTTCTTGTGTCGTCACTAAATATATCATCTCATGATCGTCGTTATATTTAGATAAATTATCAATGTAACCTACATAGTTTCTACAAAAGAAATACCCAGACGGTAGCTCCCTTCCATTCACGTGTTTAAATAAGCTTGAGTAACATTGGGTAGATATGCTTTTAACAAGTCGCTGTCTAAGTTCACGGTCCCCGCAAATCGTATAGTAGCGAATTCCAAATATTTGGAGAAATAGAAATAGATAACAAGTTACGCTAGGCATTAGGTTATATAGACCGTAACCGAATAAAATAGTAACATAGCCTAATGAAATATCTGGCATTTTAAAAAGCGGATAGTCGGATATTTAAAATCAATTTTTATAAACATAATGAATAAACGCATTTATATGTTTTCTTGTTATAATAACAAAAAAAAATATATAGCCCCGGTGGGACTCGAACCCACAGTCTTTCGCTTAGAAGGCGAACGCGTTATCCATTGCGCTACGAGGCTGTCAGATAATTAAACAGCATATGTCTTTAAGTCAATTTTTTGCGTTTTTCTTACAGCTTTGTATTTTTAAAACGCCGTTTAACA